AGTTAGCCGCTGATTTATACTGCTCTATCCCTCTGTGGAACTGTTCTTCACGCTCTATGATATGCTTCTGTACAGTTTCTGGCAACTTTTCTAACTCGGCTGCCGCTTCGGCTTTCCATGATTTCCAAGGAGAGCGTTCAGGAGGCGGTGCTTTTACTTCTTCTTTTACGGTTTCTTCAGGTTCGCTTGTAGATGTTGATTCTTCAAGTTTATCCAGCTCACGCCCAATAATATCATGGGTAGATTGACTTTCTTCTTCTACTGCAACTTCTTCAACTGAGTCTTCAGTCGTCGTTTCTTCGCTCATTTGGAGTCCTTAGTTAGTTTATTCTTGCGGCAATTTCTTGTCGCAACGTTTCTTTTTTACGCTTTTGCGCAAAATGGTCTACTTTGGGCGTCATGTCCTCGTTACCGACTTCACTGCACCCATTGTTCTTTAAATGCCTACGATGCTGACCTCTATCAGAAATCATACTGCCATCAATTTGTGACCTATAAGGTGCAAACTCGGCGTGTACAAAAGACGCTGAAATAACTCGCGTCATTATCGTGTCGCAACACTCCGGCAAATTGTCATAGTCTGCCAGCTTTCTAAAGATGTCTTGCGTTGCTCCGCATTCTTTACATTTGACTTCGTACAGCGGCATTACGCAACATCCTCTGTCCACTCAATTCCTAGATACAAACTAGCGCCAGTTGGTACGGCTTGCCCGTTAAAATTAATTGCTAAAGACTCTGAAGTGCCTCTAAGAACGATAGCTTTGTCATTACGAACGCCAAACTCGTAAGATGACGGCAGTGCTGCCGCGCCCGGCGTTGCGCTAGCGGATAAGTACGTTTTATGGGCTTCTATTGCAATGCCAGTGCCTAAGGCTGAAGGGTTTGCAGTATAGAGTTTTAATGTTGCTGTTTGCGCGTCATCGGCTGAATCTGCCTGTGCAGCGGTCACGTTAGTTGATGTACCTGCGGTGTTAGCAACGGTGCGCTTAATAATGTAATGGTCATATATGGATGCTGTCGTAGCCGTACCCACAATCTCCACTTTTGTCACGCGAATAATTTTTGTTGCAGAACCAGATATTACAAGCACGTCTGTAGCGGTTGCCACAGGTGTAATGTCCTGCGCAACATATCGAAAAGTGGCGCGTGTACCGTTGGTGCTTATGCCTACAACGTTGCCGTCGGCTCTTGCAGCGACTGGAACACCAGTGCTACTGACAGCGGATATAATTTCGTACCCCATTTTAATCTCCAATCATAATAGTAAAAGTATGGCTTCTTCGTCGTCACGCTCGTCTTCAAGCATTTGCGCGATAGCAAGCTCTAGTGCAGCTTTTTCAGTTTCCATGCGGAGGATTGCTTCATAATCCTCAACAAAAGTAACAGGCTTTTCTTCAACTTTAGGTGCAACCTTAGCCTTTGGTTTAGGCTCTCCAGTGACTGCTTCAACGGCGTCTTCAATCGCTTTTTTAACGTCGGCGCTGTTGTTTTTGTATTCTTTTTTCTTGGCTTTTAAGCCGCCGCGTCTAGTGTCAATTAAAAACGGTGGTATTTCTGAACCCGTAGCTAAAAAAATAATATCATCTAACGTAACCGCTAATACGCCCGTTTGAACCTCATTCCCCGCAGCTACAAATGTAATATCGTCTAACGTAACCGCTAAAGTACCGCTGTTAACTTTGCCGCCTGTGGCTGCAAACGCAATATCTTCTAACGTAATTGCTAATATTCCCGTTTGAACTTCATTGCCTGTAGCAGTAAAGATGATGTCCGCTAACGTAACGGCTAACGTGCCGTTGTGCGTTAGCTTTCCTGTACTAGCAAACGTAACGTCATCAAGCGTAACGGCTAATGTGCCGTTGTGCGTTAGCTTTCCTGTACTAGCAAACGTAACGTCATCAAGCGTAACGGCTAATGTGCCGTTGTGCGTTAGCGTCCCCGCGCTAGCAAACGTGATGTCATCAAGCGTTAAGGACGCCGTCGCTTCAATGGTAGACCACTGCGCGGTGTCCCATATTCCAGCATCCCATAAAGCCATTATGCGTTACCTTCCGTAATAGTTGCAGAAGAAATAGCCACACTATCACCCGTCGTAACAGACGTACTTGATAAGTTAATATTGCTAGCTGACGTGCCAACGGTTAATCCTGATACGACCAATGTCGTACCGTCTGATTTATAGATACTTGCGTTAGCCGCTGTACCTGTTGCGCCTGCTGTACCTGCTGTAATTGCGCTTAAGGTAAGCACTCCGCTAGAAGCCGCGCCAGCAAACGGTGTTCCGCAAACGCATTCCACTAGCTGAACTGCGCCAGAAGTATAAATTCTAAGTTTAGCGCCGTTACCAGCAAAAGTGGTAATTGCATCCGCGCGTGAATTGCGCAAGGTAGTGTTAAGTGTGACTGCCATTTATTTGACTCCTATAATTTTGCCGTTAGCGTCCCGAACAACTTGTTTTGGACGAGTTACTTGGTTGTGCATTTCAGACATTCTGTCGAGCAATGCTTGGTTTTGTTGATTTGCCATTGTCATCATTTGAGTCATGTTCATGTTAACGCTGTCGATAACATTGCCTAGTGAGCTTGACAATAATTGACTGACTTGAGGTGTTCCCGTTTCGTCAAGCTCTGTCATTGCATCCGCGTCTTTTCCTGCGTTAAGCGTTAAGACGTGTTGTTTCATGCTATTTTGAGCTTGAATCTGTGCAATAGCAATTCTAGTGTCGTTATCAAGCTGTGTTTTCCATCTATCAAACTCGAGTTTAGCTTGTTCAAGCTGATTGCTTGCTTGAAGTTTCACTTGTTCAAGCTGCATTGTCGCCTGCTCTGACTGTTGTTGTGCTTGCATCTTCATTTGGGCAATTTGCGCCTCGGCTTGTGTGCGTTGCTCGTCTTTGCTTGGTGGTTGAGGCCCTTGTGCTTTTTTAGCCGCTTGGTCAACAAACTGTTCAAGTACGCCTTCAAGTTCACGCCCTGCTTTAAATCCTCGAACACCATAAAGCAATAGCTCTCCAACTAACGGCGCTATAGCAGGGTCTTCTTTAACCGCGCCAATACCGTCTTTAATAAAGCTACTCACCGCTTGCAAAAACTCCATGCGGTTTGCTTTTTCAGTCTGTTTATCAAGCTCAACTAACGTGTCTGTCTGTATGTCAACGTTAAAGACTCTAGCAGGCTCATTTTTAAGTAACTCAATTGCCTGCTGCGCAAATTGAGCGTCAGGCGTGTTCATAATACCTGACACTTCAATTAATGTCTGTGGTTGGTATTTTGAGCAGATAATCTCTGACTTCATGCGTAGAATTTCACGCGCAAAACGGTAAAGCCCATCTTTCATGTTGCCAAGTCGCAACGACGCGTATTGGCTCTTAATCTGCTGCGCTGTCGCTGTTTCACTCGCTACCGACGCGCCACGCATAATGTCGGAAAGCCCTGTTGTTTCGTAAATAATTTGTTTACATGATTCACGCGCTTGATAAAGCTGTTGCAGTGCTGACGCAACGTCGCCAAGTGGCATAAACTGAACCGCGCCTTGCAATCCGCCTTTTTCAACAAACGCCGCCCAGTTTTTGACAGGAACAAGCACCCCATCATTACCTTCTTTCATCAAGCGTTCAATCGCAGGCTCGTCCGCCGCGTAAATACCCATCACTTTGAGCGCTTTGGTCAAATGCTTGATTCGACCTGTTAACTCGTCAATTTCGTCTGCTTGGTCTTGATAAAGTAAGAAATCAGCTACAGGAATCAGCGTCCCTGTCGATGTAGTGGCAAAGTAAGGCTTAGGGCAGGGGTAAAAGCTAGTCAAGCCTAGAGGGTCATCTCTGTGGTCTAGGATGACATCGTAATTATCCGCAATCCAATAGACGCATTTTTCAGCTTTGCACCAAATTTCCCAAATTTCCGCTTTTTTATCGGCTTTAGTGGTTTCTTTGTCGCCGTCTTTACGGTTTGACGTGTTAGTTAACGGAACTTTCTCAAAAATGTCACCAAAACGCTCAACCCCTTCATCTAACGTCATATAGACGCGACGCGCTACCCATGTCACCTCGTCCCATGTTCGAGCAGGTAGATGTGCAAAGTCCTGCCAGTAGACATAATCCACCGGTGTTGTTTCCGACACGACACGTTCATAGACTTCAGTCTGTGCTAACCCGTTTTCTTCATCCGGTGTGCGCTCTGCGGTATATTCACTATCACCCACTTCCGTATAATTGGTAATTTGAGGCTCAAATTCTTCAATCTTTGGCTCATAGCGTAGCCATGCCACGCCTCTGCCCGGAAGCAGTCTATCGTCCACCACGCAAGACAGCGTGTCGTGAAAATCAGAATACTCTTTAATCTCAAAATCAAGAACGCGCTCTAAAATCATCGCCGCTACTCTGCCGGCGTCATTTCTGTCGTCAAAGCGTCTTGAAATCTCAGGGTTGGGCGGTTTTGCGTAAATGGCAGGCTTTAGTGTCTGTACGTTAGACCAAAGAATATTAAATCGTGCGTCCGCTTGCTCTGCGTCTTTGCGCTCGTCACGGTAGCGCTTGACAATCTTCTCGCCACGCTCCGTCCATTTCTTATATTCTTCTTGGTAGCGCGATATTTCGTCGTGCCAAGGCTGTGCTGATAGTTTGTCACTCATTATATTCGTCTACCTCTACGTTTCGAGCTGTGTTCCCACAACTCCTCTAAGGACTGGTCTTCCCAGAATTTTGCTTTGGGCTTTGGTGCTGCGTCTGGTCGTTGTTCACGCCATGCAAGACACGCGTACCGGAAAGCATCAGCAAAGTGAGATGTCCAATCGTGTTTGGGGCGTTCATTAAATACCTTTTTGTCCACATTATACTCTCTTTGGTATTGCGTGAGCGCTTCCATCCCCTCTTTACAGCTTGGGTCAAACCAACAGTTTGCTAATGATAACCTAGCGGCTTGTATTCCGTCCATAAGTGATATATTTGGGACAATTCTAGGTGACCAACCAAGTGACCTAAACTGTTCTTCAATACTTCTGCCCGTTTGCAATGATTTAGCCTTCGCGTCGTGCGGCAGATACAGCCATTCGCCATAATCATAGCCTTTACTCTGCAAAATGTCATGGTAATGCGCGATGGGCATTCCACTGTTGCTGTAGCAGTCAATAAACCTAAGCTCTTTACCCGCCACCTGAAACCACCAAATTGCCGTGTCGTCGCTCCACCCCAAATCAATAGCCGCAAATGTCTTGAGTTTGCGGTCATAGCAAGGTCTTTCCCTACCTGACTGTTTCACTTCGTACATCTCCTTACCGTATATCGCCCCCGGAATCGCCGCGTCGAAGTTGCACTCCATCTCCTGTAGCCATGCGTCCTCCGACAATTCCTTCCTCAGCGCGTCAATCTCCTCTTGGTCGAGGATGCCCGAGTTAGATGCGGTCAGCAGCAAGGTAAAGCAGTCCTTGTCTTGCTTGCCCGCTTCAAAGCGTTCGTAAAAGCTATTCTTACCCTTTGGCGTGCCAATAATTATCGCCCACCCTTTGCGGTCAGCCAGCGCAGGACGGATAACATACGGCCATACAGTTGACTTCCAATCGCCATACTCGTCAGCAATAATCCCGTCAAAGTAAAGACCGCGCAACCTGTCAGGATTGTCAGCACCAAATAACTGAATACGCGCCCCGTTTGGAAAATCGAGTCGTAATTCACTTTCGTTCACCTTTATGTTGGGTATGGGTTTTGTAAACGTCTTACAATAATCCCAGATTACTTGTTTTGCCTGTGAGTAGTATGGGCAGATGTAGGCATACCTACCATCTCCGCTAGTGTCTAAACAAGCACACTTTATTAATTCATTAATACACGCTACCGACTTGCCCGCCCTTCTGTGAGCAACCACAACCGCCCACCTCTCTTTTCTTGCGTGTAGTGGTCGAAACACATCTCTTGGTTTGTAGGGGATGACAACCTTCATGATTCCCACCCGATGACAAGGCTTGCCGCTGTGCCGTCCGCGTTAGTGATACCGAACGCCACTCTGTTCTGCTCCTTAGCGCTTGCCCATCCATGCACGTTTTGAAGGATAGCTAACGCCGCCTTTGTATCGCCCCCTAGCGCCGCGTCTTTTAGCACCTGTGCCATTTGCGCCTCTGCGTCAGCGGCGCCCTTCATCGTCATCAACTCAACGTTTGGGTCGAGTTGGCACAGTTGCCGATACTCGCTCGGAAGTAGCCCCGCAGCGAGGGCGAGCTTGTCACCCTTTAGTCCAAGTGCTGACGCATCGTAAATGGCGTTTAGACGCGCCTCTGTGACTTTTAACTCTCTTGGTGAATATGGAAATGATTGCATGGTCGCATGAATCCTTAGCTTGTAAAAAATATTTATAATATATATGGAAATGACTTTTTTGTCTGTGAATCTTTTGCATCGCCTTCGGAAATGAACGCCCCCCCTATGCGTCATTTATTTGACGGTATATATGAAAATGCTATATATGAAAATGCTATATATGAAAATGCTTCTACTAGACATGGTGTGCCGGCCAGTCGTCTTGTCAAGTCCTCCCCCTCTGCGTTCTATTTTTTATTTTACCCCCCCCCTTATCGCCGGAAGCCACGATATACGCGGGGTGCAGAGGCTTCAAGGCTAAGTGTCAATTATTTGACGTTATTGTAAGTCATTGATTCTTATAGTTTATCAAGGGTAAGCGTCAATAGATTGACACTAGTTCCAGTTCCAGTTCCAGTTCCAGTTCCAGTTCCAGTTCCAGTTCCAGTTCCAGCACTTTTATTTTGTAGTCAGTTGTGAGCAGCTGTAAGCAGTCAAAACATTGCCGACTGACTACGCTTCCGCCCAATGGTGGCGTGGCCTAGCGCGATTGTGGTCAGTTGTGGGTAATACTTCATCTGCACGTCTTTTATATATATTATTATATACCTTATTATTATTATGGTATATATTATAACTTTTTCTGTATAGTAATTAGACTGCCTACACTGCCTACACCTTCCGCCAAGCCAAGCACGGCGCGGGCTTGCGCGTAGGCAGTCTAAGTGTCATTTAACTGCCTACACACCACCTACACACTGACTACAAATCACCTTTTGTAACAAAAAGTATTGCATTTATTTTTTATTGCTTTATAATTCTTTGCAAGTCGTCAATTCCGGCGACTGCCTACACTAACCACACTATAGAGAGAAAATATCATGAAAAATTACATTAGAACGTTAAGTGCCAATATATTGACACCTGTTATGAAATTGACGGGCTTTAGATTTAGCCGCGCGTATCGTCGCGGTGATACAAAATTACATTCAATCGTTTACGCTTGTGTCGATACCGTCGGCGCGAATATGAGCGCTGAACGTGAGAATAAACTATTTACGTTAATCTTATCACTACTCGCGTCAATTGTTATTGTCGCGTCAATTACAATTTTTTTATCTAACGCTACGCAATATCGCGTTAGTATCACTCAATCAGGCATTACATTAATCAAATAACATTAACGCGCGGTCGTGAGTTGGCCGCGCAACAACTAACAATAAAGAGAGAATAATAAAATGAAAATTTACGTTTCAACATATGCAAAATATAACGCGGGCAATTTAGCCGGTGCCTGGTTAACATTAACAGATTATATCGACGCGCAAGATTTTTTGGCCGCGTGCTATAACTTACACAATGACGAAATTGACCCTGAATTAATGTTTCAAGACTTTGACGACGTACATAAAAATTATCGGAATGAATGTGTTGATTTAATCGCGTTGTATGAATACGTTAACGCCTGCAACGATAACAACAAAGATATTATCGACGCTGGGCTAGATTGTGAAATTCCGTTAGATTCAATTTTGGATGCTTATATAGGTACTTATGACAGTGATATCGATTTTGCCTACGATATGGCCGACCAATGCGGCTATTTAACTTTAGAGGCTAACGCTTGGCCATATAATTGCATTGACTGGCATAAGGCCGCGCGCGAATTAATGTTTGATTTTAACCAATCTAACGGCCATTATTTTTCTAATAACTGGTAAAAGATTTCAACGTATAGCGCGTGGCCAGCTCGCGCGTTATGCGGTGTAATTTCGCACCTAATAAAAATAAAGGTTAACATCATGAAAAATATAATTTTTGCGGAAATAGTAAAGCAAGCACTAAAAGAACGCGCTGCAGGGTATCACGTCGCTAAATTCGAAAGTGATTGCGTAAAAATAAACACTTCAACGTTAAATGTTGAATTATACAAGCACCACAATAAAAACGCGGCTTTAGAATTAACTAAAATTAAAGCGTTCAAGTTAACCGATATCGATGCCGATTTAACCGTTAAAGGTAACGCGCTGCCATTATCTGAACGCGAGTTTTTTCAAGGCGTTAAAGATGACAATAAAATTATCGGTATTCAGCATATACCCGCTAATTTTATTAATTCAAAATGGCTAAAAATGACGGGTAAGCCAAATGAGGTACGATATTATTTAAAAGGCATGCAATTTAAACGTGAGAATAATAAGCTGCAGATTGTCGGCAGTGATGGCCATCAGCTCGTTATGAACACCGCGATTGGCGAAACAGGGCCTAATTTTAGCGCGTTAATACCAAGTGAGGCGTTACTCATATTAAGTAAAATTAAAACATCTTGTTTGATGACAGTTACAGATACGCACGCCAAATTTACCGGCGAAGACTGGACCATTGAAGCGCGGCTAATTGACCATCGTTATCCTGATTTTTCAAAAGTATTCAATACGACAATTAATGGCGATACTGATGTGAATAGAAAATTGTTAATGCAAGCGATAAAAGACGTTACGCCGTTTTTACCACCTAAAATGCAGGGTGTGATATTAACTGTTACCGATAAAACGCTCGATTTTAACCATCACGGCGATACGCTTGCAAGCGTGCCATTCATTCATTCAAGCGGCACAAAAACAAGTGAAGGTATCGACGTTGGTTACTTACTTAGCGCGCTTGAATGCTATAAAGACGAAAATATTATGTTAAGTTTTCGTGAAAGTTTAATTCAAATTAACCGTGACACGTTTCAGACTAGTATCATTATGGGGATGAGATTATGAAAAATTTTTATGACGTGGTCATGGGAAGCATAGCAACTGCAATTTTTACCGTTATCTTTGTCGCAGAATTAATTGTTTTATTCCAACCTTAGGAATAACAAAATGATAATAATATTTTTGATTCTAGTTAAATTCGCCATTTTGGCGGTATTACTGGAAAGCTAAACAAAAGAACCCGCGATAACAAGCGGGTTTTTTATTGCCTGAAACAATAGCAAGGCCTTAGTAGGCCTTTTTTATTGCTTATCATTTATCGACGTATAAAGCCCGTTATACTGCAATAAATAGTTTAGCAGTACCCTAGTATTACCTAACATTCAATCAGCTTGCAGCAAGCCAATAAAAGCTATAAAAACGCCCTATACAATGCCAGGCGCGGGCGTAAAATCACGCGTGAACTTGATGAAACGCGTATATATGGAAGGATAGGAATTTCAAATTTGGCGATGTACAGGATTTCAAATTTAATGAACGTCAAAAATTTACCACGAAACGATTTGCAAATTTTTGCCACGAAACCAAATGCCAAAAAAATTCCCCAATCATCCGAGCCGATAATTGGGGAACACTTTAAGTACACATGAACTAACAATTAGAGAGAATTGTTGCAACTAGTC